ATCCGAATGGTGCTTTCCGCCACACCTTCAGCCACGGTCAGGGCAAACTCTGTTTTACCCATACCAGGACGCGCCGCAACGATGATCAGATCCTCGTTGTTCAGGCCGCCGGTAATTTCATCCAGCTCAGGTATACCGGTTTTAAGCGTGTCCGACTCCTCACCGTTTTTAAGACGATGCTCGAGCAGATCGGCATAGGATCCCATCAACTCATCAATGTGAACCGGCTGGACTTCATCTGACGGCCGGTTGATATTCATCACCTGATTGACGAATTCCTGAATGGTTTCTATTGCCCGTTCGTGGTTATTCGCCCCAGTGATCCGGTCATAGTAATTTTCCATCAGGTGCGATACACCGCGGATCATTGAAAATTCGCCCACGATTTGCGCATAGCCTTTCAGATTCGCAGCCGATGGGCACTGCCGCATGGTTTCCATGACGTTAGCGAAATGGTCATTCCCCATTGCCTCGGCTACCATCAGGCTGTCGATAAGGCCACGATTGTTAGCCTGGCGCTTAATCTCTTTGAACGTGTCTCGGTAGAACGGCACGGAAAAAGCTTCAGGGCTGAGTGTCGCCAGTACATCGCTCGCATCTGGTGTGTAGCCGCTTAGTAACAGGCCGCCGATGACACTGGCCTCAATATCGGTATTGATCACAGGGTTCCCTCCCGCACTTTTCGCAGCGTCTTAGGCTGCATCAGGTAATCGAAATCTGCGCGCCAGCCGAGGCCGTCAGTGCCTCCAAAATAATATTCGCGGGCATTAGCCAGGAATGCCCTGAAGTACGCCCTGAAACCTTCCGGTGTTTGTTTAGCGAGATGGCTTGCCAGTTCACGAATAGCGATCGAACGATCACGGTATAAATCGGCTGGCGCCATGCGTCCGGCAGTTACGTCGTTGTACGCGTCAACCACGGCCTGACAGTCGATGTCGACACAGGTTTTCTGCCAGACTTCAGCGTCAGACAGGTAGCCATCAAAGCGGTTTACGCGGCAGATGTTGGCAGGCTTCGCTACGGTGTTGTTCCGGCGTGGCCACGTCTGCACCACCCAGCGAACAACCAACTGCAGGTCTTGCAGGGTGTAGGCGCTGCGAGACTTGGTTTCTGTCAGCAGCACTGCGAAAGGTTCTGCAGAACGGCAACTGCCGTCTGTGAGTTCGTTGTAATACTCCAGAGCCAGTTTTGCTTCTGCCAGAACTTGTTCTGAAAATTCCTTCCCGGTTTCCCCCTTGGGGGCTTTAGGGGGATCTGTTTTTACTGTCTTTGGAATAATGTCTTTGGTGTCCCCCTGTTTTGAGGGATAGCACTCCCCTAAATTGAGGGATTTTTTATCCCCTGATTTGAGGGATAATCCCTCGTTTTGAGGGATGCGCCATTCAGAGACGTTTTTATTGGGGCCAAACTGGCGCCCTTGCTGAAGAAGAATATTCATTTCAACCAGTTGAAGTTTTGCTTCGTTGCAGCGCTTAACAGGTAGGCGTGCTATCGCAGAAATCTGTGAATCACTGATCCGGTCCATTTTTTTATTCCAGCCATACGTCAGCCTTAAAACGGCCAGCAGCACTTTGAACTGGCGCTTGGTCAGGTCAGCGCCTGCGTATTCTTCTAAGAGCATGTTTGCCAGTCTGGAATACCCATCATCGGTATCAGCCACGCGACGCTCCTCGCGCACTTCTGGCGCGCGAAATTGGATTATTTCAGCAGTGCTATTCATCTTTCTTTGCCTCATGCTGCTCCTGCACCTTGCGCCACTCAGAGGCAAACCTTTGCTGGAAAGCCTTGGGCGCGGCGCCTATAGGATCAGCAGGCCGAACGTAGTCATAGCGGGTAACTTCACGGGGTTGCGCTGGACGCTTGTTCTTGTGCATAATGGATAAAACCTCAGTGGTTTTTAAAGAAGTGATAGCCGTACTGTTCGCGCAGTGCGGCTTTTCTTTTTGGTTTGCAGTAACCCATTCCCATGCCCTCAGTTAAAACCAATGGGATCCGGGCGCATGCGCTCAGCCTTCATGCCGATTTCAGCCAGGGTTTCCATCGAGAACAAATAATCTCGACGAACAAGCACAGCCTCAGGCGGCGCCAGCTGCAAACCCAGCGCTGCAAGCAACTTGCAGAACTGTTCAATCTGGCCAGTCTTCCAGCGACTTAATGTCGATTCATCCATTCCAATTTCATCGGCAATAGGCTTTTGCCCATGCCGCTGAAGGCGACGCAAAATTAAACCTTCCATTTCAACCGGCTTGAGCTTTGGCAGTTCTGAGTTGCGTGTTGTTGCGTTTGTTTCCACTTATCATTTCCTTGTTAATTAGGTGTTATGCAGCATCGGATTTCTTGTCAGGATTAGCGGCATTAAGAATCCACTCTGCCGTGAACTTACCTGCAGCTGCGGCTGCAAGACGATCTGCATAGTTAGTTTTTTTTGTGTATTCGGTGCGCGGTAGGCGGCCTTTCGCATACCACTTATGGACAGCTACCACTGAGAGCCCACAAATCTTGGCAGCTGCCGTTTGCCCACCAACTGCATTAACTGCAATTTGTACTGGGTTCATAGATGTTCCTTGTTAGCAAAATTAACTACGAGTTAAGAATACATCTTAACTGAAAGTTATGTCAATTCTTTGGATACTTAACGAATGGTTAAAGGTGAAGATTTAAAAGAAGAGTTTTCAAAAAGGCTTAACGCTGCATGTTTAGATGCTGGCGTGGCTGGCCGTGGGCTGGCGGGCCGCGTTAAAAAAGCGTTAAGCAGACAGGGGATCAGCATCTCCGAACCGGGTATTTGGAAGTGGTTTAATTCTGCCGCTATACCTGATTCAACTAACATCCTTGCGCTGAGCCGGTGGCTAAATGTCAGAACGGAATGGTTGGAGTATGGCAGGGGTGAAATGCGAGATAATGGGCAGGCCGCTCCAGTCTTAGTAAATCATGGTTCAAACGCGGACTTTTACAGAGTCGACGTTCTTGATGTTCAGGCTAGTGCTGGTAATGGCCACTTGGTATCAACCGAATTCATAGAAACAATCAGAGCTATCGAATATACCAATGAGCAAGCCAGGGCACTCTTTGGTAATCGCCCTGCCCATACTGTAAAAGTAATCACGGTTCGGGGTGACAGCATGGAAGGAACTATCAATCCGGGCGATGAGATTTTTGTCGACATGGCCGTGACACAGTTCGACGGCGACGGCGTTTATGTTTTCGTGTTCGGAAAAACTCTCCACGTTAAACGTCTGCAGATGCAAAGAAACCGACTATGCGTTCTGTCTGACAATCCAGCTTACAAGGAATGGTTTGTTGAAGATGGTGACGAGGATCAGTTCTTTGTGATGGCTAAGGTACTGCTGAGACAATCGATCGACTACAAGCGATTCGGTTAGCCAGTCAGGTGATGATCCATTCTGTTGAAGTTATAGAGAGGCGGCTTTTTTGTGCTGACTATTCCTATAATAGCCAATAAGCGCTAGTGGCAACCACACAACGTGATAATGTGTACTAAAGTTAATCAAAAGAATAAATTTCAGTAAAGATAGTTGGAACCTTGCCGATATGGTGTTTATTGGATATACATATAGGCACACACAAGCAAGGGACGCTACCTGACTCATTTTGGAGCACTAAACGTACCTTCCTGTATAAAAAAAGCTCAATTCACTTGAAATTGAGTTGAAAGCAACCATATAAGGAGTATGATTAGTGGCCCATGATTTTAGCGGTGCTGTTGTTAAAGCCGATGCTGAAGCATCTCTTGAAGAGAAGCAACTTTACAGCATCAAAAAAGCTGTTACAGCACTGATCGAATTCGTTACAACAAGCCTTGAACAGCTTGGAATTGATAAGCTTCACGAGCTTGTAGATCCGTCTCTTGACGAATTGCACGAGATTATCATGAAGCTTAATGACGAAGCTCGACACCATGAAGATCTGAATTTACAGCAGGTGCTTCTAATTGCACAAATGCTGATTAATGACATCAAGTTGAAGAACCCTGAGATGTGCGCCAACAGCTCGAAGATGCTGAAAAATGCACAGTTTTAACTTACACCACGCACTACAATGGAGATAATCATGTCCAAACTACAAAGCATTACTACAATGTTAAGGCTTGCGAAACGTCTGGATGAAATCGTTGCTGAGATGTCCTCTCGCAAAGAAACTATGCTTGAAGATATCTCCCGCAAAGCGGCGTAAATATCGCAACATAGCAAACCCGGCCATCGAGCCGGGTTTTTTGTGCCTGCATTTATCAAATCCCTTTTTTCGGCAAGTTCAGCACTTCTATAGCCAACTCCGCCGCCAAGTCAAAATTATCATCCTGATAAAGCACCTGAATCATCTCAACCAATGCCTCTCTTGTTAACTCCCTCTCTTCGACCAACAGCTGCATAAGCGCCGTTCCCAGCACCTTCACGACATGTGGGTGTGCCTGCTGGAAAAACTCATCGTCATTAGACATACCAACCTCCGATTAATTTTCAACCAAATTAACACGTCTCTGCATAGCTTCGCACTGAAGTGTTCAATCATCACGCTCTAAATAAAAAAAATTCACTTTTAGTTCAATTAGTTAATCTTTTTTAATAACCAAATTAACCATTGGTTATTGACTAAAATTAACCACAAGCTAATAATCACTCCATCGACACGGCAGGAGGCCAACTAAGCAGCACGCGATGAGGTGAGCGATGTAATCACTTCCGGCCCCGAAAGGGATCGACCGCTAAGTAGCTCTTAAGGAGAAATTATCTTTCCCTCACGCACTATCAGCTTCGGCGATAACGGGGCGTGAGGTTACGCATAAAGAGGAGCCAGCCTCTGTTGAATCTGGTGATCTACCGGAGGGTTCGATCATGGACAAATAAAACGGACAGACCGCAATTTACGACCAGCCAGCGCCAGCGAGCGCAGGTAAGTGGTCGTGTTCCAGATAGGCGAGTTACGGATGGAAAGGCAGCGTGAAGCGTCCGGTACTTTGGGTTCGCGCCCCATTAACGCATCAGTGAGCGATAAACGTAAAGGTGAAGTGGCTTTACCACTGCCCCCGCTATGTCGGGGGCTTTGGCAAGGTCATTCAATCGGAGGTTCGAATGCAACGAAATCCACTTTCAACAACGCCGCGCCAGCGCACCTGTTCATCAATGCAGTTCGGTTTGCCGGTAGTTACGTTCAGCAGCTGCTGCACGCAAAAACACAGCTGGCCGGTCTGGCTGACCACTCACGCACGGAGAACATCATGGAAATGAAACCTGCTCAGAAAATTCAATATCGCCACAAGCTGACCGGCGATGACGTTCGCGACTGGGCGCCGTTAACGTGGCGCGGGTTTTGGCTGCCGGTAATTCTTCTGATGGTGGTGACCGTCGTCCTGCTGGTGGCTGATTCATTATGCAACTGATGCCAGCAGTAACCACCGATCACCAGCTGAATACTGAAAACCTCATTCTCAGCATCTGCCTCGACAACCACGTTTCACCGAGTGACCTCGACCGCCTGGCCAGTCGCCTCGCCCAGATGGAAGCCGTAGCAGACCAACGCACCGACACAGGAAAACAGCATGATCACTTTCCGCGTTATTGATACGGAAACTACTTCGTTCGAAGGAGGGATCGTTGAGATTGCCAGCGTCGATATCGTAAACGGCGAAATCTGCAACCCCATGAGCGACTTTGTAAGGCCGCCTGAGCCCATCAGTTTTGAGGCTATGGCAATACATCACATCACCGAAGAAATGGTCGCAGACGCGCCGCCCATTGACGATGTGATTGATAAGTACATCGGCGCTGATATCTACGTTGCGCACAACGCTGCGTTTGACCGTGAAAAGCTACCGCAAATCACCGCACCGTGGGTTTGCACATTGAAGCTTTCCCGCAAACTCTGGCCTGAAGAGAAGTCGCACGGCAACCAGTATTTGAGATACCGGTTTGGCCTGAACCCTCAGGTTCCGGAAGGTTTGTATGCGCACCGCGCGCTTTACGACTGCTATGTCACGGCAACCACCCTGCTCTACATGAACAGCCTGGCGCACTGGAAAGTGTCAGAAATGCGCGACATCACCAACCGCCCTTCGCTACTGCACATCATGAAATTCGGGAAGTACAAAAACGAAACCTTCGTCGATATTGGTGCAAAGGACCCGGGTTACTTCCGCTGGTGTTTGGCAAACATGGAGCTGAACGAAGATCAGGAATTCACCATGAAACAGGCAATGGGAGCGATGTTCTGATGGGTACTCCAGTTCTGATACTCGGGGACTCCGGCGCGGGCAAGTCGTACAGCCTGCGCAACTTTGAGCCAGAAGAATGCCTTCTGATCCAATGCATCCCCAAACTACTCCCGTTCCGTTCGAAAGGCTGGCGCATTCACGGCCAGATGGATGGCAACGGCGAACCACAGCGCGGCAACGTGTTCCGAACCGACGACTGGAACGAAGTGCAGGACAAAATCCAGCGCATGGTTCTCTCTAAATCACGAAAGATACTGATCATCGATGACTTTCAAGTCGTCATGCAGCACGAAAACATGATGCGGGCCTATCAGACCGGTTACACGAAGTTCACTGAAATGGCCGATCACGTCTGGCGGATTATCACCGCCGCCACGCAGCTACCGGACGACGTCCGCGTTTACTTTCTGGCTCACACAGAAGAAAGCGAAGGCAAAATCCGGATGAAAACTGCCGGAAAGATGCTGAACGAAAAGCTAACGCCTGAGGGGTATTTCTCCATCGTTCTGCGCGCCATCAAGAAAGACGGCAAACATGTTTTCCTGATCAAAGGCGACGACAACGACACTGCCAAAGCCCCGCCAGACCTTTTCCCTGACCAGTCCGAAATGGACAACGACCTCAAAGCTGTGGACGTCGCGATCTGCGACTTCATGTCTGATTCCTTAGGAGCAACAATCTGATGCAACCAATGAGCTTTAAATTCGATCCGGAAGCGGCCAAAAAAGCCGGAACCATGGGTATCTCTGAAAACGGCGCCTACGAGGGCGTCATTGCCTCTGCCATTTATACGTTCGGTAAAGACGGCAGCCAGTCGCAGGCACTGGAAATCAGCCTCGATTCCAACGGGGCTAAAGCCAACTACCTGCGCATTAACTATCTGGGCAAGGATGGCGAGCCAACATTCGGCATGGGGCTGATTTCTGCCCTGATGTGGGCTGCCGGTATCAAAGAAGCTGCACCGGTTCAGATTCAGGGGCCGGAAGGCGTCGAGTGGCATAACCAGGCATTGGTGGGAAAATCAGTAGGCCTTGTTCTGCAAAAGACGCTCTACACCAAAGCAGACGGAAAAGATGGATATCGCATGGAAATCCGTCAAGCGTTCAAATGTGGCACTCGCAAAACCTACGCTGAGCACGCTGAAAACGCACCAGCGGAAGCCGTAGACAAAATGGTTGCCACCTTGAAAGATCGTGACGACCGCGATCCAAATGCCGGTACCAACGCGCAGCGCGCCAACGGCGCACATCCCCCATCAAATCCTTATGCCAACCAGGCAACGAACCAGCCTGCTGCGTCGCGCCTGCAGAACCGCAATACCAACCAGCAGCCTGTTCAGGACTTTGACGACGACATTCCTTTTTGAATGACCAGCGCCAGCCCGTTCAGGGCTGGTAATCCCCTTTCCTACCCGAGGCAATCACCATGCCTAAAGCAAAAACTCATACCGGCATAGTCGTGCGCGCTGATGGCGAAAAGCGCGTCAAATTGCACATGACGGCTACGACGTGGGTCGCCAGCGCAAAAGAATATTACTACCGGGATTCCGGCCAGCGCGGCGGCGGCCACGGTCGCACCAGATTGCTACTGGACACCATCAAGCCGATCGAAGCGGAGGTTAAGTCTGATGCCTAATCCAATTACCGTGGGGTTCTCACCGCTCACCAGCAAAATTTATGCTGGACGCTCTAAGCCGTTCAAAGGGAATGAACGCGCACGGATTTTCACTGGCGAAAAATTCGATGTGACAGATGAAGCGCTGGTAATGGTCGCTCATAAGCTGAAACACGACGGCAAGCCGGTGCACTGGGAACTTGCCGACGGAACAATTCTAACGCTGACCGCATCCGTTTCGGCGCCAGCAGCTGATCCGAAGGTTCCCAAGTAATGGCCAGCGGGAGGGCGTATTGGGACGGCCGGCAGGTTACGTGCCGCTGCCCCTCTTATGATTTTCCTCATCGGTTCAGCGGCGGGAAGTGCAATGGATACCACATGGCAAAAGAGTGCTTCGAAAACCGCCTGAAATGCCAGCATTGCAACTGCCTGCACGCTGGCGGCTGCGACGTCATCAACGAGACCGAAAGCCCGGCTGAATGCCTGTACGTGCTGGACTTCTGCGCCGACTACCAAATCAAATTACCGCACTGATTCATCGAATAGATGATCGATCATTAATTCCCGCTCAATTAACGAACAGACCGTTCTGGCCTGCGCGCGGGTACACATAATGAAAATTGAAACCTCTCAGCTCAAACAGCTGATTCTCTCCGGGCTGGAAAATCTGGACCCGGTAAAAGTAGTTACCGAAAACTTCGAGCCTGGTCGCGGCACTATCACCATCAGCTGTTTCGGCAAAGCGTGGACAGCTGGCTGTCAGCCAGTCGAAGGAAACCTAAAATGAAAATTGAGAACTTCGCGATTCTGGTCAGAGCCGAA